TTTTTTTCGTCCACCAACTCCGAGAACCGAGCATACGGAATTGAATTGACGGACTGCTTCTCTTCGCCAGCAGTTGTAGCGGTGTCCTGTTTTACGTCCTGGACTTCGACTTTCTCTTCTGTCATTTTAACCTCTCGTTTGAGTTGTCAGCTTCCCTTACCGATTTAACGGTCTTGTAAATTTTCACTTCTTATTTTTAATAAAATAATATTCATGTTTTACTTTTTTTTACTATAACCCTATGTCTATAATAGTTTTACTTAAAATGGCATCAGACCTTACAACAACTTCTCCAGCTCCAGACCTTGTCGGAATTATGTCATATCCGTAGACTTCGTATTTACTAACGCTATCCACTCCAAATCTTCGCTGGTAGCTAATTGCTTGTTCCTTATTCATAAAAAAACTATTATATCCGTGTTGCGTAGCCCCGGATCTATACAGTTTGTGTTTAGATTTTCTGAAATCGTCTAAACTTTTGATATTATGTCCATGTTCCCTGAGGCTTACAATTAATTCAGCTTGAGTGTAATCTCTCACATCCTCAAAATCCCAAAAAGTCATAGCAGCACTATCTCTGCCTTCTACCTCGACTCCGCGAGTCCATTTCTCCATATAGTGATCAAAACCACCCAAACGACTGGGGGTTGTTTTGAGATACCTTTCTAAATCTTCAGGCAAATCCCTGGCGTAATTTACAAAGTGATGAGCATCCGCTCCTTTTATCCCGTACTCTTCAGCAAGTTCAAACATTACACTCTCAGGTGTGTTGTGTTTTGCAAATACCATCATGTCATCTAATGCTTTTTTGGGGCTTACGTTTGCTTTTGATAGTATTTTATTTAAGCGAGCATCGGGGGTTCCCTTGAACGCCTTTTTCTCACCCCTCACCAATGGCTTGTCAAGGTTCTCGCCGTTGTATCCAACGGGAATCAGTTGACATTGACAGCTCGACTGACAGACTGAGAAGCCGCTTCGTGGCTTCCCTGCTGTACGCCAATATTCCATCGTCCCTGTTTCCCCGTGTCGTCTTTCACAGTCAGGACAAGGCTTCGATGATGCTGTTACCCACCGAAACTCATTAACCCCAGCAGAAAAGAATCTCCCCTCACTTGCGATGTTCCCTGCTCTCCCTANACCGCTTTTAACGGTGTTTTTCACGCCATTTCGGTAGTTTCCAAACAATCTCCCACCCGAGGTTAGGTCAGACATTAAAGTCGCTTTAATCGCCGAATCCGACATTCCCGATGTTCTCATTGAAGCGATCAATCCTTGCAAGTCGAGGGTTGTCTGTGCTGCTACATTCGACAGCTCATTTGATAGTATTATGCTCATCTCGTCAGGCACGCCTTAATTCCTGCTCTACTCTCATTTCCAACAGATTGAATGCTCGCTTTTCAGCCGTCTTTGAAATCCCAAACCATTCACGCTTGGGTAGGTTGCCGCCGCCCTTCTGGTGATATACACCAACATCGTCTCGCTTTTTAGCCACGATAATCTCAACAACCTGGCGTGTTTTGTTTGCCCTTTTGCTTTTGGGTATATAAACCTTCTTCATTGTTCCTGTAGCAAATAAGGCTGTGCGTGGCGATGGATATCCCTTCTTCCGTTTGTCTGCTATTGTATCGGGCTGTAGTTTTGTCATTGGTGACCCTGTAATGTCCCTACCAGCCTTAATGCCATCCTCAATATCCAACACAACAACATCCGCTGCTTCGTTCAACGCACGACTCAAATCCAAATTGATCCTTCCTAAGTCGAAATTCTTTGTAACAGTCACACTCATATTTTCTTCAATACCTTATCGGCAAACTTGCCCCCCTCCTTGTGAGCTTTCTCTACTTCGTCTATATGTTCACCAAGAAAGGCATCACCAAGAGCCATTAGATACCCCTCTGGGTCTTTCAATAGCTCGTCTATATCTATCTGACTGAGTATCATATCGGCATCCTCAATGACAGTCTCTTGCAAGTCATCTATCTTGTCCAGATAGTCATGCACTAATTGTGCCAAGTTTCCTCAATCCTCCAAATGCTGGCGGTGCTTCCGCTTCCTTCTCTATCTTCTTGCTCTCGTCTATCTCTCCCAATTTCTTCTCTAAATCTTCATCGCTTATGTCGGGATTCTCCCATCTGAAGTAGTCTTCCCGAGTAGCAAGGTTGTTCTCGAACTTCCACTTCCACGAATCCCTCACCTCTTGATCTGATTTCGGGAATGATACCTCCTCGAAGTCCACCGCATAATCTTCACTGAATGACTTGCCTGTGTGTACCTCTATAATTCTTCTGTCAATGGCATAGCGGTCTTTCTCCCATTCCAGCCACAACGGTAACTCTGATTGCCTGGTCTCTATATTCTCCAACTCTAAAACCTTTAATGCTTCGCCTGATGGTGGATTCCCGCCGCTATCAGCCCATCTGATTCTCAAGTGGTTGTTGATAGCTGTCTGATCAGCGAAGTTCTTCACTACCTCAATCATATCTTTTAGACTTCCAGGATTGCCAGCGAATGAGAATGACGAATCAGAATCAAGCATCAAAATCCGATCGATTCCCAACTGGAGCTTAGAGTCGCCTGTATATCCACTAAGAACGGGCTGTCCAAAGCTGAATCTCTCTGCAAGTGCAATCTCAGTAGAAGCTATCCCTATCTGGATTGCGGCTCTTATGACATCCTCAGCTCCCTGATTAACAGAACTAAACGTGAACGGCAGCTTCCCGTACGGATTAATGTCGTCATCATTAATGCGTAATATCTTCCCACCTTGCGTGTATTTGAAGTGAAGGTCATCGCTCCAGAAGACAAATATCCTGTCCATATTCTTGTCACGGGATATCTCATAGCTGATTCCAAACGGCTCTGTCTCTCCAGATATATAGTAGGTTTTGTAGAATGGAATGCAGTCATATTCTAACCGTCCACGCTTCTCATTCCACTTAGACCTGAAAGCTAAATCCCTCAAGAGCCAAGTCAGCTCAGTCGCCTCTCTCGCCTTGGTATCCAGGTTGTGAGCCAATCCGTTGTAGTCAGGATTCACTTCCCCTGATATCGTTCTTTTAGGTGGTTTTTTGAAGATTAAATTCCTTGCTCTTGCCATGCGAGGCACGATCTTCTGCGGATAACTCGGAACCATTTCTAAGGTTGAAGATGAGAACCACTTGTCTATGTGCTGATCTACGTTCCTGTGATAATAGAAGTCGAGAGCTGTAGCTTTCTCTCCATCCTCTTTCTGTAACAAATCCTTCTGAGCATCACGAACTGATTGCAAGACCAGCTCTTTGCTATACTCAGGGATTACAATTTGATTGACTGATCTCACGATACACCTATACTTTGATTGAAAATTGGTTTGTCCTTAATCTTTCTTATCTCTTTGTTTAATTGCCTCCCTGAACGATACATCAACCGCCAGATGAGCAGCATCCCTGCGATCAATAACGAATTGGAAATGATAAGCACTATCTGAATTAAATCTACCACTTCACACTCCTGGCTATCTGGCGAATGGGGAATCGGTACTCAATAGCATAGCTCAAAGCATCCAAGGCGTGAGTGAGTTCAATGTTACTCTTGTCTATCCCGCCTGACTTATCTCGCTGTACTTGTTCTAAATCTTTAATCACATACTTGCAAGATGGATCAATGGACAATCCTATCTTGTCGTTGGCATCCATCAGCTTCCGATTAAGTGAGTTAAGCCTGTCCCTGTGAGACGGATGAGCCTTCCTTGCTAACACAGTAAATCCCGCATCTCTCAGAAGGGTATGATCTGAGCGTGAGGATTGCGTAGAACGAGCTTTCCCCGCTGGGTCTGGATACACTCTCAGGTTCGGTGCTATCTTCGCCATTCTCGCCGATATTTCCATAGTGTTGGAATTGCTTAGCCGTATTTCGTCCAGGACGTGAACAGATGAATCGGTATATTCACACATAAGGACGGCAGTCATATAGTCCACGTTGAAATCAATTCCCCAATACTTCTTGCCTGAGTCTTCTTTAGTTGTGACGTGGATGTCTCTATCGAAGTTGTAGGCAGCTCGATTCCCTGACGTTTCAAATGTTGCCTCAAACTCTTGCCGGAATAGACGTGCATCCATTGTTGACTTGGCTCTCTCTATTTCTTCTCGAGGTACATGACCACCGTCAACCGTCTTGAATTGCCACGACTTCCACTCAGGATCTGCATTGCTCCACACATCATAGAACTGATTATATCCATCAGGCGTACCGATGAATAGAGCTGGAGCTTGTGTGGTTGCTAACATAGGATAGACAATCTCTTCCCAGACGTGCGGCTTCATATAAGCGTACTCATCCATGACAACCCGAGACAAACCCGCACCCCTGAGTGAGTCTTCGTTGTCTGCTCCCTTGATTGAGACTTCTGCATTGTTGTTGAATGCGATGGTGAGTTCTGATTCCTTGAGCTTAACATCGTTAAATTTCCGTGCTATATCCCTGAGTAACGGCAGCACTATCATCTTGCCTTGACGATACGTCGGTGCAATGAACCATCTCCGCTCTCCTGGATGAATCTCCCCGTCCATTAACCACATCAACGCCAATATGGTCTTCCCCCATCGCCTCCCAGCACAGATAACCTTGAAGCGTGCCGGGTGATCTAAGATTTCTGTTCGCTGCTCGTCCCGTTCCCATTGCATCTATCAAAGATTTGAATAGGTTTGTCTGATACATCCTGACGACGTTCTATTGCTCTCCCTTCCGTTCTATCCGCTATGAACTGCACCGCCCAGCTCTTACCCTCTACTGCAAAGCCAAAGACCTTTCTCAATACTACTTCGAGCTTATTAAGCCCATCAACTGTGCCTTCCTCATCACCTATCTTTCTGAGTATGTCAGGAATAGATTGAACGCCTTTAGGTCTGCCGTTTGGGTTGCCGCTTACGCCTGGCTTGAATTGTCCGTTAGCTTCCCTGTTGTCCCCTGTTTGTTCAGGCACTTGCAGCCTCGAATCTTTCTGCTTTGTTTCCGGTGTAGTCTTCCCAACGCTTTACAATTACATCGCAGTAATGCGGATCAATTTCCATCCCATAGCATTTTCTTTTAGTCTTTTCACAGGCTATTAGTGTTGAACCAGAACCAAGAAAAGGCTCGATGACTTTTTCCTGACTGCTTGATTTAATAATTCTTTCAATCATCTGTACTGGTTTGGGTGTGGCGTGTCCATATCGTTCCTCGCCCTGCACCCTTTCAAACTGCCAAACATCAGTCATATTGTCGTGGGTATTATTGAAATATGCCCGTAATTCATTAAAACTATGCACCGCACTTAAATGATTTCCCGTTGTTATACTAAATTCTTTCATTTCTTTTATATTTTTATAATTCTCCCTAAAGGCTGTACCATTCGAACTTTCTTGTAATTTTCGATAATGAACTTCGGGGATTAATGTCCATTGTGATTTTGTAAACCAATGTCCATACATTTGAACACCACATATTGAGGTTATATCTTTAGGTTTCCAACCCGTCTTTTCAAACTCCGACTTTAGATAATCTAATATTGGCTCATACCCTATAAAAAAATCATCTTTATTTATATTGCCAAAATA